ATAGCTAGAGACAACATCGCTAACAGCATTCAATCTATGGACGTTAAGTGGGATGGAGACATCATAGACCTAGATTGTGATTGGAAAGATCATTTTTGTTATGCGTTTTTAAATGCAATGGAAAGCTGGTGGGACGATATATTACCTCATCCTATACTCGACAGACGGCAGTTTTTAAATTTGCTGTACAACGATTCTGATAACGAAATAGTAGCAGGTGTTTTACGAGATGACATATACCTGACCTTAGAGCCAACATTGCGTGAATTAGTACAAGAAGTATATGATGAAGTAAACAATACGCCTGTAGAGCAGTTTGCAGGTTACAACAGAGGGCAATAATATGTTAGATATAGTAATCGGTGTAATAGGATTAGCAGTATTTGGAGTATTATTATCAGGGGCATGGCTGTTATTACAAGACGCACAAAAAAGATACGAAGAAAAAAACAAATAGACCAAGGCTACCCCTCGCCTTTTGAGCCAGATTAGTCCACTGGTGGTCGCAACGGACTATTAACTATACGCATATGATTAATGCAAAAATAACATTACAACTTGTTGTTTTATATAGATAAAATGCGCCTCTAAACAGGAGGTAGTTATGATGTTTTTTATGGCTTTTTGCTTGCTTGCCTTATGCGCTATAGCAAAAGATGAATTTAATTAACACTTTTAGTTATATGTAGTACAATGTAGCAACTAATTACATACAGGTGATAGTATGGAGTTGCAATTAGTATCTAAAATTAACGAAGCAAATGACAGAGGTTGGGTAGAATTAGTCGAAAAGATCGATGCGATTACCCAGACTTTAACTTATCCAGAGTATAATCGACAGCAAGTTAGAGAAGAGATTTTAAACTGGTGTGAAGAAGTAAACGTAAAGCTTAATCAGCCACCTCCTGAACCAATTATACCCTCCCTTTTATCTGAAGAAGTATTTGGAACTGAGCAATAATGGGCAGACCTAAATGGATACCTGACGAACTAACCTGTAAGAAAGCTAAAGACATGGCTTCTAGGGGTCTTACGATCCTACAGATAGCCGATTGCCTTGGTGTCAGTCATACAACAATCTACGAAAGACAGAACGAATATCCTGAGTTTGCTGAGGCTATAAAAAGGGGCAGAAGTCAAGGAATAAAAGAGGTCGCCAACGCATTATTTGACAAAGCCGTAGGGGGTGATACTACCTCTATGATCTTTTACCTAAAGAAAAGAGACAGAGAATCTTGGGGAGATGAGTACATTGACCCAGTAAAAGAAATACCGCCTATCAATATTATCGTAGATAGTAATGCAATTAACCAAGCCGCAGAGTGAGATATTTTGTTCTGAATCTCGTTTTCGTGTCTGTGTTGCTGGTAGAAGATTTGGCAAGACCTTTCTCTCAACAGGCGAACTTCTTAAAGCGGCTGTCGGTGGTAAGAATAGAAACTGCTGGTATTTAGCTCCTACCTATCAGGCGGCAAAAGAAATTGCTTGGTCTATGCTGATTGACACCATTCCAGAAGAGTACATCGTAAAAACTAATGAGACAGCCCTTACATTAAAGCTAATTAACGGATCAATCATTAGCCTAAAGGGTGCAGAGAAAGCGCAGAATTTAAGAGGAAGGTCGCTTGACTTCTGTGTTTTAGATGAGTTTAGTGATATGCGGCCAGAAGCATGGTATGAAGTTATACGTCCGTCACTATCTGACAGGCAGGGATCTGCACTATTTATTGGCACACCTAAAGGCAGAAACCACTTTTACGACTTGTGGGCATCTGGCTTACATAAAGAGAATGATTGGCAGAGCTTTCAATATACAACGCTAGAAGGTGGCAATGTACCTGAATCAGAAATAGAAGCCGCTAAAATAGATCTTGATGAGCGTACATTTAATCAAGAATACTGTGCAGAGTTTGTGACATACAGCGGTTTGATATATTATGCATTTAGTAGAGAACTATCTGTCGTTGATTGCAAGGATGATGGTACTCTACATATTGGTATGGATTTTAACTTAGACCCTATGTCAGCCGTAATCTGCATTCGTAAAGGCGAGATGCTGTATGCAGTTGACGAGATTGTCATCTATGGGTCGAACACTGACGAGATGGTTACGGAGATAAAAGACCGTTACCCGAATCGTCATATAATAGTTTATCCAGACCCAGCATCAAGACAGCGCAAAACAAGCGCAGGTGGTCGTACAGATTTGTCGATCTTACAGAACGCAGGGTTCGCGGTAAAAGCCAAGAAGTCCCATGCTCTGGTTAGAGATAGAATAAACGCAGTGAATAGCCGTTTACTAAGTATTAATGGTCAGCGGAAATTGTTTTTTAGTCCTAAGTGTAAGCAAACGATTAAGAGCTTAGAACGACAAACATACAAGGAAGGAACAAGCATACCAAATAAAGATGGCTTTGATCACATGAATGATGCCCTCGGTTACTTGGTAGAATACTTGTTCCCTGTTCGCACAGAATACGATACACCACAACCGACTAGGTGGACTTGATGAGATTGAGCGCAGATACAACACACCCCGATTATGATAAATACGAAAGCCGATGGGAGTTTTATGTTCGCTCTTATCTGGGTGGAGAGGATTACTTTAATGGCGCATATTTGACGCGCTACATATCAGAAACTAGTGATGACTATGACCGTAGATTAGATTTAACCCCACTAGACAATCATGCAAAGTCTATAGTTCACATATACTCTAGCTTTTTATGGCGAGTGCCACCTACTAGAGCCTACAACAGCGCGGCTAATAACGTAGCATTAGAACCTTTTATAGACGACTGTGACTTAGAAGGTCGTAGCTTTAACGCGTTTATGCGTGAGTGCCAGATCTGGTCAAGTGTATATGGTCATGTCTGGATTATGATGGATAAGCCAAAGTCTAACGCAGGTACAAAAGCTGAAGAGTTAGCGCAAGACATACGTCCTTATGTAACGATGTTTACTCCTGAAAACGTTTTAGATTGGAACTATGTTAGAACCCCTAGCGGTAGGTTTGAGCTTGATTACCTAAAGGTTAGAGAGTCTGTTATACGTGTTGATGAGACTACCACCGAGACATACTACAGAGTCTGGTACAAAGACCGCGTAGAGCTATGGCATTCGGTAAATGACTTAGATAAGCAGATAGAAGTTGATGATAATGTGTTAGGTCGTATACCTGCCGTATTCTTACCTGCTAACCGTAGCGTTACAAGAGGCATAGGATTAAGCGATATAGCCGATGCTAGTTATATGCAACGCGCTATCTATCAAGAGCTATCAGAAATCGAGCAATTGATTCGGATCAGCAACCACCCGACACTAGTAAAGTCATATCAGACAGATGCCAGTGCAGGGGCAGGTGCAGTCATTAATTTACCTGATGATATGGACGCAAGCCTAAAGCCATATCAGTTACAGCCAAGCGGACAGAACTTAGACGCTGTTAGAGCGTCAATACAAGATAAGATTCAGTCTATTAACCGCATGAGTCATATGGGTGCTGTACGTGGCACAGAAGCTAAAACTATGAGCGGTGTGGCTATGGCAACAGAATTCCAAATGCTCAATGCTAAATTAGCAGAGAAGGCTGATTTGTTAGAGTTAGCCGAAGAGCAGTTATGGTTGTTGTTCTGTGATTGGCAAGATGTTACCCCTGATGTTGAAATATTTTACCCTGATGCATTTGATCTTAGAGATTACGATAAGGAGCTTATGTTCCTTCAGCAAATGCGTTCTACTGGCGTTAAGTCGGCTACCCTGTCGATGGAGATAGATAAAAAGATCGCTGATCTAATCCTTGATGACGAGGCTCTAGCGAAGGTTCACGCGGAGATTGAAGAGACAGCATCTGTCCTTGGCGACTTCTCAGATAAAACTCAAATCTACAGCTACCATATTGACGCTGGTCTTGTAACGCCTAACGAGGTTAGAGAAAAAATTGGCCTTGATGAAGTCGAGGGCGGTGATGAGCTTATGTCTGCTAAAGAAGAAGGCACTGGTAGTAATCTAGGGCAGTTCTAATGACCGCTGATATAGATCAGTTGCGTGATCTTGTAAAGCTTGCTGAAACACATCAGGCAAAGCTTGCAAATGCTCTGGTAAAGCTAGAAAACCGTATAGCAGATATTATGGCTACTGCGCCATTGCGTGATGGTGAGTTGTTTGATTTAGAGTGGGCTGTACAAGCTAGGGTTTTATTAAGAGAAGCTATAGACCAAGAGTATTTGACGGTCGTTGATAGTTTAGTTCGAGAGTACACAGGTGTAGCAAATAAAGTTGTAGCTATGCTGAGTCAGTATGGTGACATAGCTAATCTTGATGCAAGTATTATTCAGCAACTACAGAGCTTAACCTTTAAAGGGTTTGAGGACTTAGGTCAGCAGTACCTAGATGTAATCGCTAAAGAAGTTTATGAAAGCACGTTAGTAGGCACACCGTTTGCCGCAAGCGTAGCAACGATTAGAGCAACTGTAGGCAGTGATCTAGGTCGTTATGCTAGTCAACAGCTACATGATGCCTTGATGCAGTTTGATGCTTCTGTAAATACGAGAATAGCTTTAGAGGCAGGTGCTAAAGAGTTTAAGTATCAAGGGCCAGATGATGAGGTTACGCGCAAGTTCTGTTCAAAGCACGTAGGCAAGACATACACCAAAGAAGAAATTGAAGAAATCTGGTCTGGTGATTGGGCTGGAAAAATAGACGGTAATCCGTTTATTGTGCGTGGCGGCTATAACTGCCGTCATAGATTTAGGGCTGTTTTTTAAGGAGACAATAATGCCACAAGGTAAAGGTACATACGGAACTAAAGTAGGACGACCAAAGAAAAAAAATAAAAAAAAGAAGAAATAAGTAATATGCTATACTGTTGATTCACCAATACTCTATAAGAGGTTCGTAACATGAGCGATGATATCATGGAAACACAAGCTGAGACTGAAACAGCGGCAGTAGAAATTCAGGAAACAAAGACGTTTACACAGGATGAACTAGACCGCATTGTTGCGGATCGCGTAGCAAGAGAGCAACGCAAGTTCGATAAGAAGATACAAGGCATTGATCTTGATGACGCAAAAGAACTGATGGCAAAGAGAGAGGCCGCAGAACTCGAGCGACAGAAAGAGAGAGGCGAGTTTGATTCTATCCTGAAGAAAACAGTTGAAAAGAAAGATGCGGAAATACAGAGTTACAAAAGTAAGTTGCAACAGACGCTAGTAGATGGAGCGATTCTTGGTGCGGCTTCTAATAATAACGCTGTCAATCCAAATCAAGTATCTCAGTTGCTAAAAGACCAAACCAGACTGTCAGATGATGGAATGGTAGAGGTGCTAGACGGTAACGGAGTACCGCGATACAATGACAGCGGTGATCTGCTATCTGTTAATGAAATGGTAGCAGAATTTTTGACAGTAAACCCACACATGGTCAAAGCGTCACAAGGTGGCACAGGCTCGATGGGTAACGCTGGTGGCTCTACACAGAAGCCTCAATCTGTGGCAGATATGGTTGCAAACTGGAGTAATGGTGGCAAAGAGCAATTTGCCGCGATGAAGAAAAAGTAACCACAAACCACTAATTTAATTTTTGAGGATATAATCATGGCCGCAACAACTTCCACAACTCTTGACGACCTGTTCGTCAATATCGTAGCTCAGGCGCGTTTCACCGCAGAAGAGCAATCCCTAATGATGGGTCTAGTAACTCAGTACAACATTCAAGCACAAGCTGGCAAGACAATTCAGGTTCCTAAGTACCCTGCGATTACTGCCGCGGCATTGACTGAAGGCACTGACATGACTAGCACTACTGTTTCTACTTCTTCAGTTTCTGTAACTGTTGGTGAGGTAGGCGCACAAGTTCTATTGACTGATATGGCAACTTACGGTGACGGGAACCCTGCTGTTGAGCTTGGTACTGTTCTTGGTAACTCTATTGCTACTAAGATTGATACTGACCTTATTGCTTTGTTTGACGGTTTCTCTAGCTCTATTGGATCGGCTGGCGCAGAGATTACTGTTGCTGACTTGTTTAAGGCCGCGGCTACTTTGCGTTCTAACAAGGTCACTGGAGCGATTAACGCTGTTGTACATCCTTTCCAAGCATACCAGTTGAAAGCTAACCTAACTAACACCTTTGCTAATCCAAATGGTGGCGACTTGCAAAACGAAGCAATGCGTTCTGGTTATGTTGGTACTATCGCAGGTATTAATGTATATGAGTCTGCTAACGTATCTGTAGACGGCAATGACGATGCTAAAGGTGCTGTATTTGCTCCAGAAGCATTGATGATTGCTATGAAGCGCGACTTTAACATTGCGCCTCAGCGTGATGAGTCTCTCAGAGCATTCGAGCTAAACGCCACTGCTGTATATGGTGTTGCAGAGCTTGATGACTCGTTCGGTGTTGAGATTCTATCTGACGCGGCATTGTAATACTGATTGCCCCCGAAAGGGGGCTTTCTTCCGAGGTTTATATGGCAATCAATTATCGCGGTGAAAGGTTTGACGGTTACAACAAACCTAAGAGAACACCTAACCATGACAGCAAGAGTCACGCTGTACTGGCAAAAGAAGGCGATAAAATAAAGCTAATTAGGTTTGGACAGAAAGGTGCAGATAACAAACCGCCTAGAAAGAATGAATCAGAAGCAGACAAAGCAAAGAGAAGATCGTTCAAAGCAAGATTTGCAAAGCAGATAGCAAAAGGACGTAAAGACAAAACAGCATCAGCGGCTTATTGGGCTGACAAGGTGAAATGGTAATGGCTTATTCAAGCGATGCAGACTTATTAAAATTAATTCCAGACATTCTCGATCTAGGTATCGAGTCTTTTGTTCTTGAGCACCCTAAAGCACAGGCTGACATACAGCGTGAGTTGCGAATTAGATGGTGGCCTCGCAAGAACATAGCTGGTGAGATGGACAATACCAAGCTCACAGCAACGCAGTTTACAATGGCAAGTGCTTATCTTGTGTTGTGGCGTTATGCGTTACCTCAGTTGACTAACTGGGTAGAAGGTGACAGATTTCAAAGCATGATAGATTTCTACAAGGCACGATATGGCGAAGAGTTGGAAGCCGTATTGGCTGATGGCGTAGACTATGACGAAGATGGCGATGGCGTTGTTAAAGAAGATGAGAAACAGCCTGTCGGACAGCGGTTAGATAGATAATGCAAGTCAGCGTTAAAACAAACGCTAAAGAAGTATCAAGGCGAATAGGAAAGAAGGGAAAAGAATTATCAGCAAGTGTGCGTAGGGCTTTATCAATTACTGCACAAGCTGGCGTAGGTATCATTGAGGACAGGACTGCTAAAGGAAGAGGATTTAAAGGCGGTTTTTTTAAAAAGTACAACCCTACCTATGCGGCATTTAGAAGTAAAAGAGGCAGAGGATCAACACCTGATTTGCAGTTTACAGGTAAGATGCTTGGCAGTATGACAACTAAGGCAAATAGTAAACAGGCTGTTATATTTTTTACACGTGCCGCAGAAGCTAAAAAGGCGGCAATGAATAACAAGTCCAGACCATTCTTTGGTTTTAATCGCAAAGAAGAAAAGCAACTAGGTCAGGTCTTTTTTAGGAACGTAAAATGAGCGTAAGAGAAGAGATAGCAGAAAATATCGTTACCACGCTTAAAGGGATCAACAGTCCTGTTGCTGTAAAATATGTTACACGTGAGCCGTTTGACTTTGAGAAGTTATCAAATGCTCAATACCCTGCCGTCTTAGTACGTAGTGCTGATGAAAGCAGAGAGGATGCTTCGATAGGTGGATCGACTACTCAGAGAATGGGTACAATAAATTATGACTTGGTTTGTTTTGTTAAAAGCTCTGCAATTGACAGCGCAAGAAACAACATAATCGAGGCGATTGAAGAAGGTCTTGACGTTGACCGTACTAGAGGCAATAAAGCCATAGACACGCAAGTGGTAAATGTTGAGATAGATGAAGGTTCTATTGACCCCGTTGGTGGGGTCATTATTACAGTTCGCATTGTATATCAGTATACTCGCGGCACAACTTAACTTAACTTAAAAGGTAAATAATCATGGCGACTAAAACAGGCGCATCTGGTGTAGTAAAAATCGCGGCATCTGGCGGCTCTGTGGCCGTTGTGGGCGAGGTTCGTTCTTTCACGTTAGACGGTTCAGCAGACACTATTGAAGATTCAGTAATGGGTGATTCTGTACGATCGTACAAGCAAGGTCTTTCGACTAACACATTGACTCTAGAAGTTTACTGGGATGAGGCTGATGCACAGCAGACTGCCTTAGACGAAAGAGCATCTATAGACTGGCAAGTACATCCAACTGGCACTGGGTCTGGTGAAGAGTATTATTCAGGATCAGGCATCGTAACAAGCAAGTCTATTACTGGCGCTTTTGATGGCATGGTAGAGGCAAGCTTTACAATACAATGTACTGGAGCAGTGACTACAGCATCTAACTAAGGGGGATAAACCATGGGATTAGCTAAAGAGTTACGAAGCAGAAGAAAGATACAGGCGCGAGAAGTTGTAGTTCCTGCATGGGGTGACGAATCTGGAGCATTTAAGTTATATTGTAGAACTATTACTTGCTATGACTTAGACCAATTGCAGAAGAAGCACCCTGACTTTCTTAACAATACGACTATTGGTGCTATGGTAGACTTGATCTGTATGAAAGCAGAAGATGAAGGCGGCTCGAAATTGTTTGCATCTGCTGAAGATAGAATGGATTTGATGGGCGAAGAAACAAGCGTTATATCAGATATAGCCAATCAGATGTTTGCAGAGATAGAATCGTCAGAGGTGTTTGAAAAAAACTGAGAAGCGATCACTCAAGGATGAATCTTTTGTCTTTGGCTGATCGCCTTCACATTACGTTAGAAGATGCTGAACAAATGCCTGTAAATCATTTTAATGAATGGTTGGCCTACTTTAAGATAATGAGTGAAAACAATGGCTGAAAACGTAAAAATTACAATTAGTGCGTTAGATAAAACAAAGCGCGGTTTTAACTCTGTTACTTCTGGTCTAAAAACTTTAACAAAAGCAGTTTTCAATATGCGGACTGCTTTAGGATTAGCGGCAGGTGCAACTGGGCTTGGGTTGCTTGCAAAAAAATCAATTGATGCAATTGATACTTTAGAAAAAACTGCTACTAAAATAGGCACAACAACTCAATCATTATCTAAACTGCACTTTGCCGCTGACCTGACAGGTGTTTCTGTTGAAACCCTCAACATGGCTTCTCAAAGATTTACAAGAAGATTAGCAGAAGCGGCCAAAGGTACAGGTGAAGCTAAAGGCGCACTTAAAGAGCTAGGAATAAATGCTGAAGAACTAAAGAAAAAACAACTTGACGAACAAATGCTAGATTTAGCTGATGCTTTTGCAAACGTAAAATCTCAGGCAGACCGCGTAAGGTTAGCTATGAAGCTGTTTGATTCTGAAGGTGTATCTCTCGTTAATACACTTGCAGAAGGAAGAGACGGCTTAAAAGAAATGTTTAAAGAAGCAGAAACTTTAGGGTTAGTTTTAAGCAGTAGAGCAGTTGGTGGCATTGTAAAAACAAGAGATGCAATGACAAAGCTGTTTGCTTTGTTTAAAGGTGTTAGGGATCAAATAACTGGTGCTCTAGCTCCAGCACTCGAAACGCTTGCTAATACATTGCGAGAAAAAATACTATCTGCGATAGAAGCGGCTGACGGCTCAATTGAAAAATTTGCAAACGAAACTATTAAAAATTTAATAAAAGGATTTGGAGAGTTTATAAGAGCAATTGCTTTTGGGCTTGAAAATGTTATTGATGGACTTAATAAGTTTGTAGAGGGCTTAACGCGAGTTGGCCACTATATTGATGAAAATATAAAGATACAAAAAGATTTTTTTGATAAAACATTCCTTAACAGCCTATACGATGCTGGAAACGGAATAATTCGCTTTGCCGAAGGCAGTGCTTTTGCGTTTGGAGAAATGAAAAAAGGCAAAAAGCCCTTAGAAGAGCAAATCGTTCTTTTTGATAGGTTACGGACAGCATTTAAAGATGTAGAAGATTTATTCCCGACACTTGATGAAGGAATGCAAAAAGTTGCAAAGTCAATGTCTGGAGCCATTACAAAAGGTTTTACAGACGCGATAACTGGCGCGCAAAAGTTTTCTGACGCTATGAAAGCAATGGCTAAAAGCGTTGTTGATAGCTTAATAGAGATGTTGGTTCAGTATTACATTACTCAGTCTTTGTTTGGATTGATTACAGGTACCCCGTTTCCTACGCAAAATCAGACCACCGCTCCAATTAGAGAAGGCGTGCCATTACCGCCTAGAGCTATAGGTGGTTCTGTACAGGCTGGTCAGCCCTACATGGTTGGTGAGCGCGGAACTGAGCTTTTTGTGCCAAATCAATCAGGATCAATTATATCTAATAAGAATCTTGGTGGCGGTGGCAGTAGTGTTGTTGTTCAACAAACAATTAACGTCACGACAGGCGTACAGCAAACCGTACGTGCTGAGATCGTTCAGTTAATGCCTCAGATAGCTCAAGCCGCTAAAGGCGCTGTAGCAGATGCTAGATTGCGCGGTGGTAACTTCTCTAAAGCAATGGCAGGAGCATAACCAATGCCTTTATCATGGCCAACAAATCCAGTTACAGGAGCGCTTGTTGGCATTCAAAATATGTCAATGAGATTACGCAGAGTGGTTGCTGTTTCTGAGTCACCGTTTACTTTGGATACACAGGTATATACTCATCAGGGTGCGCGATGGGAAGCTGAAATATCGTTGCCGCCATTAAGTCATGCGGAGGCTAGAAGTGTTGAAGCATTTATTGTCGGCCTTAAAGGAAGAGAAGGTACTTTTACTTTTGGTAATCCTTTACACACAAGCACTCTTTCGGCTAACACTGTCAGTAGTGCCGCTATAAGAGCAGAAACTTTAGAGCTAGGTTCAGGCACAGTTGCAGTACCAGCAGGTACTTATTTTCAACTAAACGATTACCTTTATTTAGTTACAGAAGATAAAGCGGCTAACGAGGCTACGCTTAATTTTCAACCACCTCTTCGTATAGCAGTTACTTCATCTCAAGCGATTACCTATAACCTGCCTAAAAGTCTATGGCGTATGTCATCAAACGATATAGGATGGTCTATAAACGAGGCAAGCATTTACGGTTTTACCTTTGCTTGTGTTGAAGCACTATGAGCAGAACATTAACTACTGCAATGAGCAACGCACTTGTTGCTGATACTGTTAGACCTATCTACCTTGTCAACATGGAATTTGATTCAAGCGAAAACCCTGCTGAATTAAATGTTTGGTCTGGTGTCGGTGATTTAACCTATGGCGGTGAAACTTATCTTGGCGTAGGTGACTTGCTCGGAATTAGTCAGATACAAGAAACGTCTGACATATCTGCTTCTGGAATGAATGTTAGCATTACAGGTGTTAAATCTTCTTTTCTTGTTATTGCAAAAGATCATGAATACCAAGGTCGCCCAATTACTGTACGCCTTGGTGCTTTTAATGCATCTGGTTCGTTAGTTAGCGATCCGATTATTGTTTTTAGTGGTTTTATGGACACTATGACAATTGCAGAGAATGGCGAATATTCGACAATTACGATTGCGGCTGAAAACAAACTGGTAGCATTTGAAAAAACGAAGGTTAGGCGCTACACAGCAGAAGATCAAAAAATTGACTATCCGCTTAAATTAGCTAACGGTAACGACAACCCTAACTATGACGCAGGGTTTGAGTTTGTTACTGCGATTGTAGAGAAACAAATTATGTGGGGTCGTCCAACTGGATCATCACAAAACGGCTCAACAGGATCATCAGGAAATCGAGGTGGAGTAGGAAATAACGGTGATTGGACTGCGGCATGATTATAGCGCACGAGTGTCTAGCTAACGTCAAAGAAGACATGAAACCTTTGCTTGAAAAGCATTGGGAAATGGTGGCGTTAAATCAAGGAACAATAAAGCTAAATCCTGATTGGGAAGAATATGCTCGATTAGATGCCGCTGGTATACTAAGAATATTTACGGCAAGACAAGATGGCGAGTTGGTAGGGTATTGTGTTCTTATAGTTAACAAAAGTCTGCATTATAAGGATCATATATTCGCTAACAACGATGTTGTTTTTGTTTTGCCAGATCACAGAGCAGGTGCTACTGGTTACAAGTTAGTCAAGTATGCAGAAGATCACTGCCGAGAAAATGGCATATCTTTATTAAACATCAATACTAAAGTTCACATACCTTTTGATGATCTTATGGTCGGAATGGAGTTTGATCTTATTGAGCGCATTTACTCTAAATGCTTTAAGGATTAATTAATGGCGATTACCTTTGTAGCAGGATTAGCATCTGTCGGATCAGCAATGATTGCGGCAGGTGGTCTTATCTCTATAGGCGCGGCATTTGGTGCTTTTGCTATAGGCGCAGGTTTATCTTTAGTTTCTCGCGCTCTTGCTCCTAGTCCAGATTTAGGCGCACAAATGGCAGGTCAATCTGTTATGACTAGAGACGCGGCACATTCGCGTAAGATTGTTTATGGTCGTGCGCGTATTGGTGGCAATGTTGTCTACTTAGAGTCTACTGGCACAGATAACAAATACCTTTGGCTAGTGACTGCAATTGCAGGGCATGAGATAGATGCGTATGAGCAAGTATGGTTTAACGATCAAAAGGTCTGGGAAAACGGTAATTTTACCTCTGCTTGGGCGACTCAGGGCAATTCTGCAACTTCACCTTATATTGACATTGGTTTTTATAAAGGAGATCAGACAACTGCTGATAACAACGCGCAAAGAGGTAGTGCAAGTTTAGTTGAAAACTCAACCAAGTGGACTGATAACCATAAACTACTAGGCACAGCGTATATGGTCGTGAAACTGACATACGACCAAGACAAGTTTGCTCAAGGCTTGCCAAACATATCGACTGTTATTCGCGGCAAAAAAGTTTACGATGCACAAAAAGATAGCACTAGTCCATATTACGAATCTAGTCTAGGTGTAAGTACACAAAGAGAAAATAATTCTGCTACATGGCAATGGAGTCAGAACCCTGCTCTATGCATTAGAGATTACCTTGTTGACGTTAGATACGGATTAGGAGAGTCTGTTGACAATATTTTAAGGTCATCAATAGATACTGCAACAGATGTTTGTAATGAAACAATTACACTCTCTGATACAACATCACAAGTTCGTTACACGATGGACGGAGTTATTGACACTGGTAATTCTATCAAGGCCAATATAGAGAACATGACAGGGGCTATGATTGGACGCTTGGTTTACTCAGGCGGCAAGTTTGAACTACACGCAGGTAAATACGTAGCTCCTACGGTTACGATAGATGAGTCAATGATTATTGGCGAGATAAGCGTTCAAACTAAGCAGTCAAGGCGCAACGCATACAATGGTGTTAAAGGCGTATTTCTTAGCGAGACTGATAACTACATACTAGCAGACTATCCAGCACAAATATCTAGCACTTATGCCGCGCAAGATGGCGATCCTATCTACCTAGATATGCCTTTGCCTTACACGGTTAATAATATACGCGCTCAGAGGCTTGCAAAGCTGGCTCTACAGCGTTCTAGGCAACAAGAAGCCATAACTATACCCTGCAACTTAAATGCGCTTAAATTTAAAATAGGCGACAATATAAGCGTTACTAATACCCGACTAGGTTACTCAGGTAAAGTGTTTGAAGTTGTTGGCTATTCGATGGGCTTTAGTTCGGATCAAATGGTTGTTAATGTCGAAGCAATAGAAACAGCGGCAAGCATATGGGATTGGGCAACATCTGACGAAGAGGTATTTTTAGGCGCAGGTGAAGTTGACCTTTACGATGGAACTGTAGCAATAGCACCTGCAAGT